CTGGGCATTCAAAGGATGCAAGCACGCCGCGGTATGTATTGTACACCGATTCATCCGAGATGACTATATCATCACCAAGGATACGGTAACAATCCACACCAGCCTTACCCGACACCACCTTACAGTGGTGAAGGATTGCATGATGTGTGATCGCGAACGCAGGAAAGGATGGGCCTGTTCCCAAGGGCTGACCCTTAGTCCAATGGACATAGGGCCTCCCAAGGGCATTGGCACCATACTTACCTTTTGACACAGCTTCCCAGAGTTGGAGATGGGTTTCCCACTCCGCCCCCAGGAAGATGCTTTCCAACGCGATGCGCTGGAGGTCAAAAGGAAAGTGGTTAGTGGCATCAGACAAATCTACAGACCAGATCTTACGACCTGTCTGCATTTGAGTTCTGACCCACTCCACGCCTAGTTGTTGATCAAACGTGCAATCTTCTGGAATCCTTTTAAGGATCCGGAGGAGGCTTGCCTTCATAGGGTTCAACATGACTTGAAACAATAAGTTAGGGAATGCGAAAACACGAAGTTTTCCACCCCTTTCTTGCGTGATCCCAAGATTTCCCACCAGCCCATTGCTGGGCCGGGGTGTCTCTTTGGAGAACCAGCGCTCGAACCCGCCCCAGGACTGATATAAGTCCCCAAGATCCCAGCTACTTGCGTAGATGTGATCAATGGCCCGACCAAAGTCCTTAGGGAATTTGGCCTGGTGACGGGGTGACAGAGCGTTCACGTTTTGAGTCAAGCTGCGACGGTATGGTTTTGCAGAAAACGCAAAACCAGACGCGTAATTGCGTACATTACGGATAACCGTAATGTCCTTGGGTGACACCACACTAGCCTCACAGGAGTCCAAGAACTTATCACGTTGCTTAGGCGTGACTTGATCAAGGACGAACAGTGAGTATATGTGGTACACCTTTAGGCTTACCGGAACCCTTATTTCTTCCCGTGTCCAGAACTTCCCCCACACTCCTTTCGGAATGCGAGAGCCATTCTGTTGACGGTTAGCGAAGTTGGAGAGCGTATAGGTGTTACCACCTAAGTAGCTCAAATAGGCAGTTCTCAGGTCTTTCAACCTTTGAATTGTCCATTCCAACCCGGAACTCTCGATCCATCTGTCCAAATCCTTTAGGATTAGACCGATATCTCGAGTCTGGATGCCTAACATTCTCAACGTACTCTGGAGGGTGTTTCTTTGACTTCTAGTCATAGCTACGCCTTTCGGGTTCACAGAAAGTCCTCCATTCCGCCAGGAATGGGGCTCGGCATGGGTCGTAGGTGGCCTCTCGAAAGAGG